CTCCATATCCGCACCGTGATAGAGCTGAATGGGGCGCTGGAAGCCATTGCCCGCCGGCCGTTGCAGAAGGTAGCGGCGGAGAAGCTGGATAAACGACTGGAGGCGCTGCGCCAGGAACTGGTCACAAAGCAGGACATCCGGGACTCCCTCTATCGGCGCTATGCCTCTGGAGAAGTTTCCAGGGCTGACTTTCACGAGTTCAAGCGCATTTTTACCCGCGATTGCGAGGAGGTTGAGCGGGCCATTGAGGCCCAGCAGCAGGAACTTGACCGGATGCTGGAGAGCAGTACCCCGGACAGTCCATGGATTCAGCACTTCAAGCAGTTTGGGCAGTTGGAAACGCTGAATCGGGAGGTCCTGGTACGCCTGGTGGAGCGGATTCTGGTCTACGAGGGCGGACGCATTGAGATCGTGTTCCGTTACCAGGAGCAGTTTGCCAACGCTATGATCTTCGCATCGGAAGAAACGGCCCGTCAGCCGCTGAGAGAGGCGGTGTAAGCGATGGCGAGAAAGTCACGCAAGGACCTGATTCGTGCGGAAAACAGCGGGCAGACCGCTGTGGCCGTACAGTCCAAGCCGTGCCCTGAGCCTGCTCCAACTTATTTGGCTGTAGGGTATGCCCGACTGTCCATCTTTGAAACAAGGGACCGCGCCGACAGCGAGGCGCTGCAAAATCAAAAGGAGCTGCTCCGGCAGTACATAGCGAACGCTCCGGACCTGCAGCTCGTTGGCATTTTTGAAGATAATGGGCAAACCGGCACCAACTTTGACCGGGCCGGTTTTGAGACAATGATGGAGACTGTCCGAAGCGGCAAGGCCAACTGTATTGTAGTGAAGGACCTCTCGCGCTTTGGCAGGGACTATGTAGAGGCCGGCAATTACCTGGAGCACATTTTCCCGTTCATGGGCGTGCGCTTCATCTCCATCTCGGATGGCTATGACAACGCCGACGCCACGACCGCCGATTGTTTGACCGTAGCACTGAAAAATATGGTCAATCAAATGTATTCCAAGGATATTTCCCGCAAATCCGGCTCGGTACTGCGGGAAAAGATCCGGCGCGGAGAGTTTATCGGCGCATTTGCTTCCTATGGATATAGGAAAGATCCAGCGGATGGACACCGCATTGTCGTCGACCCGGAGGCCGCAGGGGTGGTACGCGAGATCTTCCGGCGTAAGCTGGAGGGCCAGGGTGACACCGCCATTACCCGCTGGTTGAATGCGGCCGGAGTGCCCTCTCCCGGCTGCTACCGCTACCAGAAGGGCATCATCCTGGATAAACGCTTTGCCCGGTACAAGCCGTGGCTGGTCCAGTCCGTCAAGGATATTCTGCGCAATGAGGTCTATTTGGGCCGCATGGTACAGGGGAGGCGGCGCTCGGAGTTTTACGCCGGGCGGCCGGACAAACGGCTGCCGCGGGACGAGTGGACGGTCGTGGAAAACACTCATGAGCCGATTATCAGCCGGGAGGATTTCGACGCGGTACAGGCCATATGCGTGGAGAGAAACGCCGCCTACCGCGCGCGGCTCGGAAAATATGACCATCTGGGAAAGCGTGAAAATATCCTCAAGGGTTTGGTCTATTGTTCTGACTGTGGACGAACTATGGTGCGCTACAAGCAGGTCTCTCACGGCAAGAACGTGTCCTATTACTATCTTTGCCCCAGCTATGCCGCCATGCTGGAACAGAGCGGGTGCAGCTACAAGTTTCTGCCGGAGGATTTTCTGCTGGATTCGTTGGAACAGGTCATTCAGAAGGAGATCGAACAGGCTGTGGATATGACCGCCTTGGCAAAGCGTTTGTCAGCAAGAGTGTCCGGCAAAACGGACCAGGGCGCTATGATGTTGAAAAAATTAAACGCGCAGCTTGAGCGTGTAGAGGAAACACGCAGGAATGCCATGCGGGACTACCTCGGTGGACAGATGGAGCAGACGGACTATGAACTGCTGAAGGAGTGCTGCTTGGGAGAAGCGGAGGAATTGAAGAAGCAGATATTTGACCTGCGGGAGCAGCAGCGGTACCAGGCGGAAACGCTGACGGAGAAAAACCCGTGGCTCGCCGCGTTTGGAGGGCTGGGCCGCCCCTTCCATCTGACAAAGGAGCTGGCCGCTTCCCTGATTGAGCGCGTCACCATCTATGGGAATAACCGGGTGGAAATCCTTCTCCGCTTTCGCGATGAACGGGAACAACTGCTGGCCGCAGCGGGAGAGGAGGAGGCTGTATGATGATTGCGAAATACATCCGGCTATCTTCTGCCGATGAGGATGCCCGGTATGGTGATAAACCGGAGAGCAACAGTGTGACCCATCAGCGTATGCTCTTAAACCGCTATCTGGAGACGCATCCGGAGTTTGAAGCATATCAGGTCTTGGAGTTTCAGGATGATGGACGTAGCGGCACCAACTTTGAACGGCCCGGGATCAAGGCGATGCTGGAGATGGTGCGCCGTCGGGAAATTGACTGCGTCATCGTCAAGGATTGTTGTGCGATAATGGGACTAAATCAGAAAGACCTTGAAAATCAAGGGATTCTGGCTTAGTCCCTTCTTTTTTGACCTGAAAGAGGAACAATCGCACTACAATCGGCGCACCGGATCAAAACCGGCTGGCGGTGGCTATGGAGGTACACTGCATAAGCCCTTCCCGTTGCGCTGCCCACAACGAAAGGAGTCCATCATGAAACAGGGAACTTTGGTTTATGACCACGCAACGGATCGGTACGACATTCGCTTTGACCTTGACTGCTACTACGGCGGTCTGCACTGCGGGGAATGCTTCGATGTCATGGTCAGGGGCAAGTGGAAACCCACTCGGATCGAAATGGCTGCGGACTGGTATCTGGTCGGCATCCGCACGGACGATTTGCAGGGATTGAGGGTGAGGATGTGAAGACTTTTCTCAAGGAAGTGCTGCTTCCTCTGCTGATTGCCCTTTGTCTTGCCGCATTCTTCAAGCCGGTCTATATGGCGGACGGCGTATGTGACTACTTCCTGATGTGGCTCTGTGTCGGCTTCCCATTCGGCATCCGCAGGATGTGTCTCTGGCTCGTCCCCTTCGGTTACGGCATATCCGGCACAGTAGGAATCTTCGTACTCAACATCATCATCGGCGGTCTTATCGGAGGACTCGCCCTGATTGTCTGGCTGCTGCTCGGCATCATCCATACCATCCGAGAAATCATCTGAATATCTGAAAAGCTAAGAGGGTTTGTTTCATTCTCCAATTCGGAGCATGAAGCAAACCCTCTTTTTTTGTTGCCCGAAAGCTGGAACAATCTGCCTCTTGCAGATGACGGCGGTGCGGCGAGGAAAGGAGAGAAAACAAAATGAGCTACATGACAGCCGGTAAGCTGCAAGCCTTTGAAGCCCTCATGAAGGAGGTACCCGGCCACAACCACTATGACAGCGGATGCGACGGGATCTGCCCGGAATGTCGGTCGTGCTGTTTCCATCGTCCCTACTGGAAATATCAAACCTGTGTCTTCGAGGAATGTCCCTATTCCCCGGTGAAGCTGTCAACGCTGCGCTGTCAGCCGGTGATGGCAAGGGAGGGATAACCGCATGGCAGTCTATCGCGTCAACAAAAACCGTGGCTACACGGTCATGGCAAATTACCATCTCAGGGATAAAACCCTGTCCCTCAAGGCCGTGGGGCTACTCTCCAAAATGCTGTCCTTCAACGATGGCTGGCAGTTCTCAACGAAAGGTCTTTCGGCGATCTGCAAGGAAGGTCCCGATGCTGTTCTGGCAGCTCTCAGGGAGCTTGAAGATCACGGCTACCTTATCCGTCACAGGCAACGCGACGCCAAGGGCAGGATGAGCAACACGGTCTTTGAGATTTACGAACAGCCACAACCGGTTTCTCCACACAGGGAAAATCCAGATGTGGAGAATCCAGATATGGAGAATCCACACATGGAAAACCCACATGGGGAAAATCCCGCACAATTAAATACCAATCAAGTAATTAACAACCAAAGAAATAACTCTCTGAATAAGTATCAATCTATCAATCTTGATGGGATGGACAGGATGGATGAACGGGAGCAATACAGGGAATTGATCCGGGATAACCTTGAGATCGACATCCGCTCTCAGGACAGGCACTATGACCTTGACCGGGTAAATGAAATTGTCGAGATCATGCTGGATGCCATCTGCTCCACAAGCCCCACCATCCGTATCAACGGAGAAGATATGCCGCAGCCGGTGGTCAAATCACGCTTCCTTAAGCTGGACAGCGGCCACATTGACTATGTGCTCCAAGCGATGAACGATTGCCCTTCCGACATTCGGAACATCCGGGCATATCTGCTCACGGCGTTATACAACGCTTCGCTGACCATAGACAACTACTATTCAGCCCGCGTGAACTACGATTTTCACGGGAAAGGCTGATGCGTAAGCATTCTTAATCAACTTCAAGGGGGTGAGATGAAAACATGATCCACATTTTACATGGTGTCCCGCCTTAGTGACGGGATTGCCCCGCAAATCTCAGAAAGGAGGTCCCCATGCAGGATGAAGTAAACACCAAAGTTGTTGCGATTGCCATTCGGGGCGGTAAGATCACTGCGGAAGTGTTGAAAAAGGCGCTCGCCAAATTCATCGAGGAAATTGAAAAGGCAGAGAAGCAAGCCTATCAGCCAAAGACCTATCGGGGCAAGCAGTCCATCAAGCACCTTGTCGAGCAGAACGCCGCAATCAGCAACATTGAAGTGACCGACGGAAATATCAAGTCTTTCGAGCGCACAGCGAACAAGTACGGGATCGACTATGCGCTCAAGAAGGACACCTCTGAGCAGCCGCCGCGCTATCTCGTCTTTTTCAAAGGGCGGGATGTGGATGTGATGACTCAGGCGTTCAAGGAGTTTTCTGCAAAGACGGTCAAGCAGAAGGATAAGCCTTCCCTCAAACAGAAGCTCTCCCGCAGCCGGGAGCAGTCAAAAGCCCAGCACAAGGAGAAGGTCAAAGTCAAGACGAAGGATCGGGGCGTTGAGCTATGAAGAAGAAACTCGACATCAAAAAGCTCATTCTTCTCAACCTTCCCTATGTGTTCGCCTTCTACTTTGTGGATAAGCTGGCGGCAGTCTTCCGGTTGGCTCCCGGCACGGAGTTCATCGACAAGCTCACCGGAGGCTTTGCCAATTTCGGCGCAGCGTTTGCCAATCCGCTCCCCAGCTTCCACCCGGTAGACCTTCTCATCGGTGCGGCCGGGGGCGCATTGCTCAAGCTTGCCGTCTACATCAAAGGCAAAAACCGCAAGAAGTTCCGCCAAGGAGAGGAATACGGGTCAGCGCGTTGGGGCAGACCGGAAGACATCCGGCCTTACATGGATGATGACTTCTCCAACAATGTCATACTCACCCAAACTGAGGGGCTGACGATGAACAGCCGACCGAAGCAGCCGAAGTACGCGAGGAATAAGAATATCCTTGTCATCGGCGGTTCCGGCTCCGGCAAGACCCGCTTCTTTGTGAAGCCAAACCTCATGCAGATGCACAGTTCCTATGTGGTCACTGATCCCAAGGGCACAGTATTGGTCGAATGTGGGAAGATGCTTGAGAAAAACGGGTATGTCATTAAGTCGCTGAACACGATCAACTTTCGTAAGTCCATGCACTACAACCCGTTCGCCTACATCCGCAGCGAGAAGGACATCCTCAAACTGGTCAATACGATCATCGTCAACACGAAGGGAGATGGCGATAAGTCCGGGGAGGATTTCTGGGTCAAGGCAGAAAAGCTCTACTATACCGCCCTCATCGGCTATATCTGGTACGAAGCGCCAGAACACGAGAAAAACTTCTCTACCTTGCTCGAATTGATCAACGCTTCGGAGGCCAGAGAGGATGACGAAACCTTCAAAAATCCCGTTGACCTCATGTTCGATGAGCTGGAAGAGCGCGAGCCAGACCACTTCGCGGTGAAGCAATACCGCAAATATAAGTTAGCCGCTGGCAAAACCGCCAAGTCGATCCTGATTAGCTGCGGCGCACGGCTCGCCCCGTTTGACATCGCGGAGCTGCGGGAGCTGATGAGTTACGACGAGATGGAGCTGGATTGCATCGGCGACCGCAAGACGGCGCTGTTCGTCATTATCTCTGATACCGACGATACCTTCAACTTTGTCGTGGCGATTATGTACTCCCAGCTTTTTAACTTGCTCTGCGACAAGGCGGATGATGTCTACAATGGGCGGCTTCCCGTCCATGTCCGCTGTCTGCTCGATGAATTTGCGAACATCGGTCAAATTCCGAAGTTCGATAAGCTGATTGCCACCATCCGAAGCCGGGAAATCTCAGCGTCCATCATCTTGCAGTCCCAGAGCCAGCTCAAGACCATCTACAAGGACGCGGCGGACACGATTGTCGGCAACTGCGACTGTACCCTCTTCCTTGGCGGCAAGGAAAAATCCACTTTGAAGGAACTCAGTGAAATCCTCGGCAAGGAGACAATCGACCTATATAACACATCAGAAACCCGTTCAACCAACAACTCATACGGCCTGAACTATCAGAAGACCGGCAAGCAGCTCATGTCGGAGGACGAAATCGCTGTCATGGACGGCGGCAAATGTATTTTGCAGCTTAGAGGCGTGAGACCTTTTCTCAGTGACAAGTACGACATTACGAAGCATCCAAAATACAAAATGCTGTCCGACTACGATAAGCGCAACGCCTTTGACATCGAGAAATACCGTTCTCACAAGCTGGTAGTCAAGCCAACCCAAACCTTCGACCTCTATGACATGGGAGAGGTTGAAGCCGATTGAAGCCCCGTCATGCACTGCGCATGGGCAATGCCCAAAGCAGAACAATGACGGGGCTTCTATTTTTTTACCCATTTTCAATAATTCACACTCAAAAATCAAGGAGGTCACTCTATGGAATTTATCAATCAGGCGGTTACGGTCCTTCAGACGCTCGTTGTTGCCCTCGGTGCCGGTCTGGCTGTGTGGGGTGTGGTCAACCTCATGGAGGGGTACGGCAATGACAATCCCGGTGCCAAGTCCCAGGGCATCAAGCAGTTGATGGCCGGTGGCGGCGTGGTACTCATCGGCACGACCCTCATCCCCCTGCTGTCCGGTTTGTTCTGATAACCGGTTCGCGTATCCACATGGGAGGGCGCGAAATGCCGCGCTCTCCCTTCATTTTTAACCAATTTCCAACACAAGGAGGTCATTTATGGAATTTATCAATCAGGCAGTTACCGTTTTGCAGACCCTCGTTGTCGCCCTTGGCGCTGGCCTTGCCGTGTGGGGCGTGGTCAACCTCATGGAGGGGTACGGCAATGACAATCCCGGTGCCAAGAGCCAAGGAATCAAGCAGTTGATGGCCGGTGGTGGTGTGGTACTCATCGGCACGACCCTTATCCCGCTCCTGTCTGGCCTGTTCTGATCCGGCAACCCCAGCATAACCGAAAGGTGGTGAAATATTGGGATTTATCCTTGAAAAAATCGAAGAAGCCATAAAAGAGCTTCTGATCGGCTGGATTGAAAGCAACATGACCAATATGTTCACCGATGTCAACGACAAGGTAGGGACGATAGCTGCTGAGGTAGGCAAAACGCCCTCTTCATGGGATAGCAGCATATACCAGATGATCCGGGGACTATCCGAAAATGTGATAGTCCCCATCGCTGGTATCATCATCACCTTTGTCCTGTGTTACGAGCTGATCTCCATGATCACCGAGAAAAACAACTTGCATGACATGGACACATGGATGTTCTTCAAGTGGTTCTTCAAGGCGGCTGTGGCGATCTACCTCGTTACCAATACCTTTGACATTGTGATGGCGGTCTTCGACATCGGTCAGAATGTCGTAGCCGGTGCAGCCGGTGTCATAAGCGGCGACACGAACATCGACATCGAATCCACTCTTGAACAAATGCGCGCCAGCATGGAAACGATGGGCATTGGCGAACTGCTCGGCTTGTCCATAGAGACGCTGCTGATCAGCCTGTGCCTCAAGATCATGTCCATTCTCATCACGGTCATTCTCTATGGCCGTATGATTGAGATTTATTGCACCGTGAGCATCGCGCCCATTCCCATTGCGACGATGAGCAACCGCGAATGGGGCAGCATCGGCACGAACTACCTCAAAGGGCTGTTCGCGCTGGCATTCCAAGGCTTCCTCATCATGGTGTGCGTTGCGATCTATGCCGTGCTCATCAACAACATGATCATCGCAGCCAATATCCACTCGGCGCTATTCTCGGTGGCAGCTTATACGGTCATTCTTTGCTTCTCCCTGTTCAAGACAGGTTCGCTTGCAAAGTCACTATTCAATGCCCACTGAGAAAGGAGGGTCAACTTGAAGAAATACTCCGTGATCTACGCCGACCCTCCGTGGCGGTACAAGGTCTACTCAAAGAAGGGGCTTGGCCGCTCAGCGGAAAGCCATTACCCGACCATGAGCCTTGAAGACATCAAGGCTCTGCCTATTGGAGAGCTTGCAGCAAAAGACTGTGCGCTCTTCATGTGGATTACCTTCCCCTGTATGCAGGAGGCGTTCCAAGTCCTTGAAGCATGGGGATTTGAATACAAAACGACGGCTTTTGTCTGGATCAAGCAGAACCGGGTGTCCGACAGTCTCTTTTGGGGCATGGGGTACTGGACACGGGCGAATGCTGAACTCTGCATCCTTGCAACGAAAGGCCATCCCAAACGGGCAAGCCCCGGTGTGCATCAGGTCATCATAAGCCACATCGAAGAGCACTCCAAGAAACCGGAGGAAGCCCGCAACCGCATTGTCCAGCTCATGGGCGATGTCCCGCGCATCGAACTTTTCGCCCGCCAGTCCCCCGAAGGCTGGGATGTATGGGGCAATGAGGTCGAATGCAGCATCACGCTTGGAAAGGAGGTTCCCAATGGCGTTTGTACCGGTCCCGAAGGACCTGAATCGTGTCAAGACGAAGGTCATGTTCAACCTGACAAAGCGGCAGCTCATCTGCTTTGCGCTGGCTGCGGCAGCGGGTGTTCCGATCTTCTTCCTGACTAAGCCCAGCCTCGGCATCTCCACTTCGGCAATGCTGATGGTGGTCATCATGCTCCCGTTTATCTTCTTCGCTCTCTATGAGAAGGACGGGCAACCGGCTGAAAAAATCCTCGGTCATGTGATCAAGTCCATGTTTTTGAGGGATAAGGTGCGGCCATACCGCACGAGCAACCTATACGCTGCGATCCAGCAGGAAATCAAAGAGAAGGAGGAATTGCAGATTGCACAGCAGCACGAAAAAGGCCGCAGAACCTAAGCGGCTTACCAAAAACGGCAAGGTGTACGGCGATCTTCTCTCCGCCGAGGAAAAGAAGAAGCTGGTCTTGCAGAAGAAAAAGGACAAGAAGGCAAAGAAAGTCCGCAAATCGGCGCAGCAGACCATCCCCTATGTGGAGATGTGCCGCGACGGCATCTGCAAGGTCAACAGCCGTCTTTATACAAAGACTATCCGTTTCAACGACATCAACTATCAGCTCGCCCAGAACGAGGACAAGACGGCCATCTTCGAGAACTGGTGCGACTTCCTGAACTACTTTGACAGCTCGATTTTTGTCCAGTTCTCTTTCATCAACCAGAGGACGAGCATCAGCGAGTTCAAGAAGCAGATCAACATCCCGGAGCAGGCTGACGAGTTCAACGACATCCGCAGCGAGTATTCCGAGATGCTGCAAAACCAGCTCACGAAGGGCAACAACGGCCTCATCAAGCGCAAGTACATTACCTTCGGCATTGAGGCCGACTCCCTGCACATGGCGAAGGCCAAGCTGGATCGGATTGAGACGGACATCCTCAACAATTTCAAAACCCTCGGTGTGAAGACCGAGCCGCTGTCCGGCTACGAACGGCTGAAAGTGCTCCATGATGTGTTCAACATGGACTCGAACGAGCCGTTCCGCTTCTCCTTTGACATGGTAGCCCGGACGGGACTCAGCAGCAAAGATTTCATCGCGCCCACTTCCTTCGACTTCCGTGAAGGCAAGTGCTTCAAGATGGGCAAGGCCATCGGCGCAGTGAGCTTCCTGCAAATCCTCGCGCCGGAACTCAATGACCGGATGCTGGCTGACTTCCTCGACATGGACAGCAACATCACGGTCAATCTTCATATCCGCACGATTGATCAGGCGAAAGCCATCAAGAGCATCAAGATGAAGATTACTGACCTCGACAAGATGAAAATTGAAGAGCAGAAGAAGGCCGTGAGAAGCGGATATGACATGGAAATCATCCCGTCCGACCTTGCCACCTACGGCGGTGAGGCCAAGCGCCTGTTGCAGGACCTTCAGACGCGCAACGAGAGAATGTTCCTTGTGACCATCCTCATCATGAATACCGCTGCCTCCCGCCAGAAGCTCGAAAACGCCATCTTCCAGACGGCTTCCATTGCCCAGAAATACAACTGTGCGCTCAAGCGGCTGGACTTCCAGCAGGAAGAAGGGCTGATGTCCTCTCTTCCGATTGGCCTGAATCAGATCGAGATTGAGCGCGGGCTGACCACCTCTTCGACGGCGGTGTTCGTCCCGTTCACGACGCAGGAGCTTTTTCAGGGCGGCGAGGCGCTGTATTACGGGCTGAATGCGCTCTCCAACAACATGATCATGGTTGACCGCAAGCAGCTCAAAAACCCGAACGGTCTGATCCTCGGCACCCCCGGCTCCGGCAAGAGCTTTTCGGCGAAGCGGGAAATGACCAACGCCTTCCTCATCACAGAAGATGACATCATCGTCTGCGATCCCGAGGCGGAGTATTATCCCCTTGTGCAGAAGCTCGGCGGTCAGGTCATCCGCATCTCGCCGGTAAGCACCGACTACATCAACCCGCTGGACATCAATGTGAACTACTCGGAAGAGGAAAACCCGCTGACTTTGAAGTCTGACTTCATCCTCTCCATGTGTGAGCTGATTGTGGGCGGCAAGGATGGGCTGCAACCGGTGGAAAAGACCATCATCGACCGCAGCGTTCGCAAGGTGTATCAGGACTATTTTGCCGATCCGGTCCCTGAGAAGATGCCTATTCTCGAAGACCTCTACAACATCCTGCGCAGTCAGAGTGAGCCGGAGGCACAGCGTATCGCCACTGCCCTTGAAATCTATGTGCATGGCTCGCTGAATGTCTTCAATCACCGGACGAATGTGGATGTGAATAATCGCTTCGTCTGCTATGACATCAAGCAGCTCGGAAAGCAGCTCAAGAAGCTTGGGATGCTCATTGTGCAGGATCAGGTCTGGAACCGTGTGACCATCAACCGCGCCCAGCACAAAGCGACGCGCTACTACATGGACGAGTTCCACCTTCTGCTCAAGGAAGAACAGACAGCCGCCTATTCCGTCGAAATCTGGAAGCGGTTCAGAAAATGGGGCGGGATTCCGACCGGGATCACCCAGAATGTCAAGGATTTGCTGGCTTCTCGTGAGATTGAGAACATCTTTGAGAACTCCGACTTCGTTTACCTTCTGAACCAGGCATCCGGCGACCGGCAGATCCTCTCGAAGGCACTGAACATCTCGCCCAGCCAGCAGAACTACATCACCAATTCCAACGCCGGTGAAGGCTTGATCTTCTACGGCTCGACCATCGTCCCCTTCAAGGATGACTTCCCGAAGGACACGATGCTCTATCGTTACATGACCACCAAACCCGAAGAAACCTTGCAGAATTAAGGAGGACTACCTTTATGAAAAAGAATATGAATGAGAACTTTGAGATCACCGTTGACGAGATGACCGAGATTTTCGGCGATACGCCGGTTGAGATGAGCTTCCGCGAGGTCAAGGAAGGCATGGACAGCTTCTTCGGCCTGATGGGGCTGACCGTGGAGTTGGTCAACCTGATCCGCAAGGAGGACGAGCTGAAAAAGCACCACCGCGCTTACCTCCATGTCCGCGAGGAAATCGCCGAGTGCGCCAATGAGGCGACGGAGGTCATCGGCGGTATTCTCGACTCCATTCAGGAGAAAGAACACATCTACCGTGTGTCCGGCTCTCCTTCCGCTTTTGATATGGATGAGGAAGACAAGTATGAGGATGATTTCGTCACCATCCCCAAGGAGAAGTACGACAGCATGATTGAGGATCTGCTGACGATGGCCGAGCTGATCGACATGGTATCGGATATGCGCACCAAGGATGTCCGCGCCATTCAGGAGTTTGGCAAGTTCATCCCCGCTTATGCCGCCTATGAGCGCAATCGTCTTTCCCTGTACCGCGAAGCGGCGAAGGAGGCCGAGTCCATCATCGACCGCTGGGAGGATGAGCTGGACGAGGACGAGGACTACGAGCCGGACGAGTATTTCTCCGACTGATTGCGCATCAAGTCTCGCAGAAAGGAGGGAGTCCCCATACAGCTTGATCACATTTACACCGGCGATTGTCTCGAAGTCCTCAAAACGCTGCCCGATGAAAGCGTCCATTGCTGCATCACCTCCCCGCCGTATTACGCGCTGCGCGATTACGGTGTGGACGGGCAGATCGGCAGAGAGGCAACGCCAAAGGAATACATCTCGCGCCTGACGGAAGTGTTCGCCGAAGTCAGGCGCGTACTGCGCTCAGACGGGACGCTCTGGCTTAACATCTCCGACACCTATGCCGGGAAAGGCAATCAGGGCGGCTATGTGGACGCAAAAAATCCCAAGGGCAGAAATGGTCAGGCTGTGGCTCTTAACTACAAGGTTGAGGGCTGCAAGCCCAAGGACATGATCGGCATCCCGTGGATGCTGGCCTTTTCGCTCCGCGGCTCCGGCTGGTATTTGCGCAATGACATTATCTGGATGAAAGAAAACCCGATGCCGGAGAGTGTCAAAGACCGCTGCGCCCGCTGCTATGAACACATCTTCCTGTTCTCAAAGTCACGGAAGTATTTCTTTGACTACCGGGCAATCTCCGAGCCGATTGCTCCCGGAACAGCGAGCAGGCTCAAGCGTGGGGTCAAGGGAAGCAACAAATACGGGGAACCTATCCCCGGACAGGTAAAGCAGCAAACCATCAATCTTTGCCGGGAACATGGCGAGATCACCGATGACATGATAAACCCGCTGCGCAACAAGCGGGATGTCTGGATTATCAACACTGTCCCCTTCAAAGGCGGTCACTATGCCGCATACCCGCCTAAACTGGTTGAAACCTGTCTGCTTGCCGGATGCCCGAAAGACGGCGTTGTCCTTGATCCCTTCATGGGAAGCGGCACAACCGGCATGGTCGCAAAGCAGCTTGACCGTCACTATGTCGGGATCGAGTTAAATCCTGAATATAAAGAACTTGCCGAGGCGCGGATTGGAGGTGAAATTTGATGCCTCATGATGAATTGAAGCCAAAAGACCGGGTTGTCCTGCGGATGACCAGAGACGGCGCTGTGGAAGAAAACCTTACCGAAGGCACCTCAGAAAAAGTGTCAAAACGGCTTGAGGACGCCCAGCTTGTCGCGCCCCATGACACGGAAACCGGCGATATTGCCGAAGAGGTCAAGAAGCGGCGGCAGCTTCGTCCTGATGAGCTGGAAGACGCAGTGAGTCAGGCTCAAGCCGAAACACAGTCCGCAGATGCGGCGCAAGAGTACAATCCGGGCGATCTACCCGTCAGCGATGATCCCACATCTCACACTCTGCACTCTGAGACATACCGCACCCATTCCGTTGACTACGGAAAAGCATTTGCCGATACCGCTGTTACCGGTAAGGTCAGCAGACCTCGCGCTGAAAGGCAGATTGATGGAGAGTCCGTTCTGGAAAGAGCGGCGGAAACCTCCGCAGAGATGCCGGACCTTGACGATGATGCCCCAGCTTCCAGACGGATTGAACGGTTGGAGCGAAAATCTCAGAAGGCGCATGAGCGTCTGGATGCCGCCCGTGAGAAGCTGCCCACCAAGAAGGTGTTGAAAAAAGAGCGCGTCTTTGACGAGGAAACCGGTAAAGGCAAAACCCGCCTCTACTTTGAAGACGAGCTGAAAGTCCCCAAGGGACAGAGCAAATTGCAGTTTGAGGCAGACAAGACCGTCCGCAAGGTCGGCGATACGCTTGCCTCTGGCATCCACGGCAAAATCCATGAGGTGGAGCAGGAAAACTCCGGTGTAGAAGCTGCCCATAAGACAGAGATTGCCGCCGAGTCCGTTGTCCGCCACTACCAGCATCATACAGAGCGCAGTGCAAACAAGCCGTTCGAGAAGGTGTCCAAGCTGGAGCAGAAGGCCGAGGCCGCTGACCGGAAGCTCCATTTTGAGAAGACGGTCGCCGAAAATCCTGAGATGAAGGCTTCCCGAGCCAATATGAATAAGCACTACCAGAAGCAGCACATCAAGAAGGAATATGCTGCGGCTCGCAAGGCAGGGACGCAAACGGCCTCCACCGCCACCAAGTCCACCGGTAAAACCATCCGAGAGAAAGCGTCGGATAAGGTAAAGGACTTTATCGTCAAGAACAAAAAGGTCTTTGCTTGGCTGGGAGCTGGCTTGATGATTCTGATCCTGTTGTCTGCTGGGATTAGCTCCTGCACGGCAATGTTCACCTCTACCACCTCGTCTGTCATCGCCACTTCCTACCTCAGTGAGGACGATGCCATGACCGGCGCGGAGGCGCAGTATTGTCAGATGGAGGCCGAGCTGCAATCGTATCTGGACAACTACGAAAGCACACACGACTACGACGAGTACCACTTTGACCTCGACGCGATTGAGCACGATCCCTATGTGCTCATTTCCATTCTCTCCGCCTTCAATGAAGGAGAGTTCACTCTGGACGAAGTTCAGGGGCTTCTTCAAACGCTCTTTGACCGGCAATACATCCTCACCGAAGATGTGGAGGTTGAGGTACGCTACCGGACAGAGACCCGTACCGGGACAACGACTGTCACCGATCCCGAAACCGGCGAGACCAGCACGGAAACTTACACCTATGAGGTCGAAGTGCCGTATAACTACTACATCTGTACTGTCACGCTGGAAAACTTTGACCTCTCCCATTTACCGGTCTACATCATGAATGAAGACCAGCTCTCCATGTACTCAGCCTATATGTCAACTCTGGGCAACCGTGAGGATTTGTTCCCCGGCTCCGGCTATGTGGACAAGTACATTGAAAACCCACCCGATGACTACACGGTCAATGCGGCGTATCTGACGGACGAGAAGTTCGCAACTCTCATCGCAGAGGCAGAAAAATATCTCGGCTACCCGTATGTTTGGGGCGGTTCAAACCCGTCCACTTCCTTTGACTGTTCGGGATTCGTCAGCTATGTCCTCACAAACAGCGGACTTGTCAACACCGGACGCCTGGGTGCGCAGGGGCTTTACAATGTCTGTTCGCCTGTTTCCAGCGCCGATGTGAAGCCGGGGGATCTCGTCTTCTTTGTCGGCACTTATGACACACCGGGCGTTTCCCATGTGGGCATCTATGTGGGCGACAATGTGATGTTGCACTGCGGCGATCCCATCCAGTACACATCCATCAACACTTCCTACTGGCAGTCTCACTTTTATGCCTTTGGAAGACCCAACTATTAACTGAAAGGAGCGTTTTTATGAACCCGAAATATCAGAAGGTTTGCACGGAAATCACCAAAACCGAGAAGAAGGTCGAGGACCTGCAGGGGCAGCTCAAGGAGCTTTACGACAAGAAAACCGAGCTGGAAAACCTTGAAATCGTCAACACCGTCCGTGCAATGGTCATGGACAAGGATCAGATCATGGCCTTCCTCGCTGCGATGAAGGACGGCAAGGCGGAAAAGCCTATCACTACCCAGCAGGAGGTGACGGACAATGACTAAGAGAAAAGGAATCCGCCTTCTGGCGGCGCTTGCACTGTGCTTCACGCTTTGTATCTCGTTCACTGTACCCGCATTCGCCTATGCGGATGACACCGAGCAGGAGCTTCCGGTCACGGAGGCAACCCAGCCCGAGGCAACACCGGAAACCGCAGCACCCGAAGAGCCTGAACAGTATGAGGGCGAGCCGATTGACGGTGAAGGCAACGCTTATACCCGCGATCTGCTCTATGACAAGGCGACGAATAAGCAGTTCATCACAGTACAGACCAAGACCGGCAACACCTTCTATGTTGTGATCGACTACGATGCGCCCATCAACGAGGAAGAGGAACAGTACCAGACCTATTTCCTCAACATGGTGGACGAGGCCGATCTGCTTGCCCTGTTGGATGAGGAAACGGCATCTTCGCTTACTACCTGTAACTGCGATACCCGCTGCGAGGCCGGAGCTGTCAATACGGAATGCCCTGTCTGCAAAACAAACATGAGCGAGTGTGCCGGCGCTGTACCTGAGCCGGAAGAGCCGGTCGAGGACGCGGAAGCCGAAGCGTCCGAAGAGCCGGAAAACGCTTCCCCAAACATTGCCTTGATCATCGGCATCATCGCGCTGGTCGGCATCGGCGGTGGTGCATATTACTACTTCAAGTTCGTGCGCGGCAAGAAGCAGAAGGACGAGGATCTGGATTTCTTCGATGACGAGGGCTATGAGGAAGAGCCGTACATCAACGAGGACGAAGAGCCTGTCATTGCAGACGATGAGGATGACGGGGACGAAACCAAAGAAACGGAGGAAACGATTTGATCTTAGTGATTGCGGAAAAACCGAGTGTTGGAGCCGCTATCGGGAAGGTGCTGGGCGCTTCCTCCCGTAAGGACGGCTATCTCGAAGGAAACAACTACATTGTCTCATGGTGCGTTGGTCATCTTGTGGGGCTTGCGGACGCAAGCTCCTACGATGAGCGCTTTGCCAAATGGCGGTACAGCGATCTCCCCATCGTCCCGGATGAATGGCTGTTTGAAGTTCCGAAGGACAAGCAGAAGCAGTTCAAGGTGTTGCGTGACCTTATGCTCGATAAGCGTGTGACCGAGCTTGTCTGCGCCACCGATGCGGGGCGCGAGGGCGAGTTGATTTTTCGGTTGGTCTACAAGAAAGCCGGTTGCACGAAGCCTTTCAAGCGCCTGTGGATCAGCTCGTTGGAAGACAACGCGATCCGGGAGGGCTTTGCCCATCTGCGAAGCAGCGGCGAGTATGACCGGCTCTACGAAGCCGCGCTTGCCCGTTCCAAGGCAGATTGGATTGTCGGTATCAACGGCACAAGGCTGTTCTCAACACTCTATCATAAAAAGCTGGTGGTCGGGCGCGTCCAAACGCCTACGCTGGCAATGCTGGTGGAGCGTGAAGGCAAAATTTCCACCTTCCACAAGGAGAAATACTTCAATGTCCATATCAGCAAAGACAACTTGACGGCGGATCTGGAAAAGGTCAAAACCGAAGACGAGGCGAAGGCGATTGCGGCGGCTTGCGATAAAAAGCAAGCCGTCGTTTCTTCTCTCAAGAAGGAGACGAAGACGGTCAACCCGCCAAAGCTCTATGATCTGACCACCTTGCAGCGGGAAGCCAACCGCTACTATGGCTTTACCGCCCAGCAGACGCTCGATCTGGTGCAGTCCCTCTATGAGAAAAAGCTGCTTACCTATCCCCGAACGGACAGTCAGTTCATCACTGAGGATATGGAGAGCACCGCCCATCAGGTGATCGGCATTGTCTCCCGCAAGCTGCCGCTCTTTGAGGGCATCACCCATGAGCCGGACATCGGGAGAATTACCAACAACGCCAAGGTCACTGACCATCATGCCATTATCCCCACTGTCCAGCTTGAAAAGCAGGACCTCGCCGAGCTGCCGGAGTCGGAGCAGAAAATCATCCGGCTTATCGCCATGCGCCTTCTGAGCGCTACCGGTGAGAAGCACATCTATGATGAGACTTCGGTCACACTCACCTGTGAGGGGTTCGAGTTCAAGGCAAAAGGCAAAACGGTCGTACGGGATGGATGGAAGTCGGTTGAGCGCTGCTTCAAGGAAACGCTCAAGAGCAAGGAAAAGGACGAGACGGAACGCTCGCTGCCTTCTCTGAATGAGAAGGATATTCTCTCTTCTGTCGATTCCAGCGTCACCGAACATTACACATCCCCGCCGAAGTCCTACACCGAAGACTCCCTTCTGTCGGCAATGGAAACTGCGGGAAACGCTGAGTTCGACGATGATACCGAAAAGAAAGGGCTTGGCACTCCCGCCACCCGCGCCGGTATCATCGAAAAGCTGGTCAAAGGCGGCTTCGTTGAGCGCAAGGGCAAATCTCTCGTGCCTACAAAGGACGGCAACAACCTTGTATGCGTCCTGCCAGAACAGATCACTTCGCCTACCATGACGGCAGAATGGGAAAATACCCTGATGCAGATTGAGCGTGGCAATGCGGATGCGGACAAGTTCCTTTCCGGCATTGTGGGAATGACCTCCGATCTGGTCAAAGCCTATCCCTTCCTCTCTGAGGCCGAGGCAAACCGCTTCGATACCGGCAGAGAGTCCATCGGCAAATGCCCGCGCTGCGGCTCGCCGGTCTATGTAGGCAAGGGAAACTACTACTGCTCGAACAAGGAATGCTCCTTCTGTATGTGGGAGGATAACAAGTTCTTTACGAGTAAGAAAAAGAAGCTGACCAAGAAAATCGCCGCCGAACTGCTGGACAAGGGTTGGTGCAGAGTGACCGGGCTTTATACGCCAAAGCGCCCGCAGCTCTATGATGCGGTGATCCGTCTGGATGACACAGGCGGCAAGTATGTCAGCTTCAAGATGGAGTTCGACCGATGACGCGCCCGCGATATATTGCCTCATGCAGCGGAGGCAAGGACAGCGTAGCAACAATTCTTCTTGCTGCGGAGAAAAACGAGCCGTTGGATGAGGTCATTTACAGTGAGGTGATGTTCGATCAGGAGATCAGTGGAGAAGTCCCGGAGCATCGGGACTTTATCCACCAAAAGCTCAAACGGTTCGTTGAAAATGAACTCGGATGCAAATTCACGGTTCTGCGAAGTGACAAAACTTACGATGATGTGTTCCATCACATTATCACAAGAGGACCTTATGAAGGGCTGATTCGAGGTTTTGTCTGGCCGGGAAAGTGCGCGGTAAATCGGGACTGTAAAATGCCTCCGCTCCGCAAGTACCATAAGGCTCAACCTGATGACACCCGTAGCTATGTAGGTATTGCATTGGACGAGCCAAAGCGTCTTGCCAGACTGAATAAGGAGAAGGACATCAGCCTTCTTGCAAAGTATGGCATGACGGAAGCGGATGCTTGGCGGCTGTGCGAGAAATACGATATGCTCTCGCCCTGTTATCAACATTCCAAACGCAACGGTTGTTGGTTCTGCCCGAACGCATCGACTTCTGAGCTTTCCCACATGGTCAACCGTCACCCTGACTTATTTGAGAAGTTGATTGAATGGGAACATACAGATAATTTGTATCATCGCAGATTGACCAGAACGGAAACTCCGTCTGAGATCAAAGCCCGTCTTTCGGGCAAATCTCAGCCGGAGTTTTCTATTTCAAATCAGTAAGATTGGAGGTTAGAAATGGCTGAAAACAGAAACGCCCAGCAAGTCCGGGAAATTACCGATAAGCTGGAACAGGGACTCAAGGAGCTGTTTGAATCCGAACGCTTCAAAGAGTATCTGAAAACGATGTCCAAGTTCTACAACTACTCGTTTAACAATACGCTTCTCATCGCCATGCAGAAGCCGGATGCAACGCTGATCGCCGGTTACACGGCATGGCAGCGCAACTTCGACCGCCATGTGATGAAGGGCGAAAAGGGCATCAAAATCCTTGCTCCTGCGCCCTACAAGGTGCAGGAAGAGCGGGAAAAACACGACCCGGCAACGCAGAAGCCCGTTCTCGACAAGGACGGCAAGCCGGTCACTGAGACGGTTGAAGTGACCCGCCCCGCCTTCAAGGTGGTGAGCGTCTTCGATGTGTCCCAGACGGACGGCAAAGCGCTTCCCGATATTGCCGTAGACGAGCTGACAGGCAGCGTGGAAAACTACGCCGCCTTTTTTGATGCTCTCAAAGAGCTGTCTCCGGCCCCCATTGCCTTTGAAAACATCACCGATGGCGCAAAAGGCTACTTCTCTCATGTAGAAAACCGCATTGCCATTCAGGAGGGCATGAGCGAAATCCAGACCATCAAGACGGCGATCCATGAGATTGCCCATGCCAAGCTCCATGCCGTCACTCCGGGCGAAAAGGTCGCTCCCGAAGACAAGAAAGACCGGCGCACTAAGGAGGTCGAGGCAGAAAGCGTCGCCTATACCGTCTGCCAGCGGTACGGCATTGAAACCTCTGATTATTCTTTCGGCTATATCGCCGGTTGGTCCTCCGACAAGGAGACAAAGGAGCTGAAAGGCTCGCTGGAAACCATCCGCAAAACGGCGGCTGAGATGATCACCGGTATTGATGAAAAGCTCAAAGAGCGGCTTGCCGTGAAGGAACAGGAAGCCCCTACGCCGCTGCGGGATGCGGCGATTCCGGTTTACCGAGAAGCTGCGATGTATGCCTTTGAAGCCGGTGAGCTGGATGCTTACCGCACCTCGATGCAAGCCAACATGGACTGTAAAGAGGCGATTGAGCAGACCATCAACGACTACTACGGCAACAACCGACTTGCGGCGGAGTCCGCCGTTAAGAGCATCCTTGAGAAATTCTCGCCTGAGCGCGTCGCCTATGTCCTCGCGCAAACCATCCAGCAGAAAGACCATGACGGGCGCATTTCCCCAGACTGCAAGGAATGGGCAAAGGGCATGGATGGCAGCCCGGATCATGCAACTCAACTCATTATTGACAGTGTAAATCCGGGGCTGGTCAGCCTTTTCACCGAAGAGTTTGTCCGGCAGACTGCCATCAGCAGAACTCAGGAACAGGCACCGGCTGAGCAGAGCAAACCGGCTGTGCCGGAGAAGGCTCCCGAAGCTCCGGCTCCCAAAGAGCCGGAACAGGCGGTACCGGTGAAGCATCGCCTCACACCGGAGGAAAAGAAAATCAAGGAAGCTGTCATGGACACGCTCAAAGCGCAGATCTCCGGTCGCAACGACGGGATGCTGTCTACCTACCGTTCGTCCAATCAGTCCTTTAAGGTGATGATGGAGTACAAGGTCAGGATTGAGGGCAACACCGTTACCCGGGATGGCGAGCTGATGTTCGCTATCCACCGCCGCCATTCTGCGAAGAAGGTACAGGGCTGCTACCGCGAGCTGACACCGATGCTTGAATACATCGGCAAAGAGAAGACTCAGGAAGCAGCGCGGGAAAAACCTTCTATCCGGGAACAGCTCCGTGCTGCGGCAAAGAGCCAGCCTGAGCGGAAAACGCCGGTTAAGCAGAAGTCCCACGATGTCGGTTTGGAGTGATGCCTATGAAGTTTGAAAACATCGATCTTGTGGATGCCCTTCGCCGGATTATGGACATACACACCCAAAACTACAAAGAGGACTTTGAGCTGGACGCCGGGTTGCTTCACAGCCTTGCCGGTTCCCAATCTCCCGAGGACAAGCACCTTCTCTGGATGTCCCGTCCGAACGGCACTTACCTCCTGCCTGAGCGTGAAGTCTATGTGGAGGATTCCTACGAAAACAAAGTGTGGGAGTTTTACCATGAGCAAACCCGTGATCCCATCCTTGCCTACGCAGTTGAGATCAAAGGCGTAGAGGGCGATATCGTCAAAGGCAACCTCATTGAGCTGGACTATGCCGCCCATGTGGAGCGGATGCAAAAGCTCACCGTTCCGGTTGAGACAGTGGCAGTCACCTTTAAGGACGATGCCACCTTTTATCTGCCTTTCCGCAGCTACCGGCGCGAAGCGATCCCGCTGGAAGAAAAGCACGGCGAGGTCGTGTCGGTGAGCTATCTGCCTGAGAATGCGGTTGAGCTTGACATGATTCTCCGCCGTGAGCGCTTCAAAACGAGCTACCATGCGAAAACCGGCAGTATTGAGGATCACATTCACAAGCTTGCCGTCCAGCATGGCGTGATAGAAAAGCTGGGCATATTGCCCCTTGAAGCGCAGACCGCCTACAATGCCGTCAAGGAAGCCCATCCCGAAGCGATTGTCTGCTTTGCCCAGAACAGTTACTTCGAGATTTACGGTGAAGATGCGAAGAAGGCAGCGCCCGCGCTCGGCACAAAGCTCCTGATGAAAGAGCTGGAAGGCGGCGGACAGGTAGCCGTGACCGGCTTTCGGGAAGATCAGTGGGTTGCCAAGGCAAAGGCTCTGTGGGGACAAGGCAACGATGTCCTTGTTACGCAGCCCGGTGAAGACGGCAGACAGGAAACCGTCAAACACCTTATCGCTGAGGACTATATCCCTGTTGGCATGGTGATGGATATGGACGGCAAAACCGTTCGCGTTGACAAAGTGGATTTTCCAAATGAAGAAGTTAGCCTGACTGACATCACGGACAGGAAGAATCCCGTTCCATTCCATGAGCGGCTGTCTATTGTCCGTTCCTATGTGGAGGACGCTCCGGCTGAAAGCCTCTGGAAAGCAATGGATCGCAGAGAGCATCCCTCTCAGAAGAAGACTTCTGTCCTCGCAAAGCTCAAAGAACACGCCCAGACTGCGCCGGACAAAGGTGCTAAAAAGCCTGAGCAAACAAAGAAACCGAAATCAAAAGAAATGGAGATGTGATTATGTTTTTTACCGTGGAAGAGACAAATCTGATGTGTTGCTTCGACACTTCCAGCCGCAAGAGGCTGATTGCTGAAATGAAGTCGCTGCCCATCAACGAGCTGGACGACGAGATGGCGGAGCTGCTTTTTCATACCGTTCGGAAGCTTGAGGGTATCACCGACGAGGCGTTTGCCCAGCTCTACATCGCGCCGGACAGTATGATGGACGATTGAAAGGAGGATGCCTATGCCCGTGTTGGATGGCAGTTTTGAAGCCTTCGTGACCAATCTCGGCAAGTACAACGAAGGCGAGCTTGTCGGTGAATGGGTTCATTTTCCGACCACCGAAGAGGAAATGAAGGAGGTCTTCGAGCGAATCGGCATCGGCTCAAAGGGCGAGTTTGGTCAGGTTTATGAGGAATGGTTTATCACGGATTATGACTGCTCCATTCATGGAGTCAGCAATCTCCTTGGCGAATACGAAAACCTCGATAAGCTCAACTACCTCGCCGCGCGGCTGGATGAGATGTCCCGCTCTGAGCTTGAGCATTTCGTGGCAATCATGGATAGCGGCTGCGATGAAGTGAATGACCTCGACGATCTGATCAACCTGACCTACAATCTCGACAACTATGATTTTATCCCCGACATCAAGGACTATGACGATCTCGGTCGTTACTACTTCTTTGAGGGTGGCTACAACATCGACAACAAGTTCGGCAGCTTTGTGGACTACATCGACTTTGAGCGGTACGGTGAAGACTGTGCAATCAATGAAGGCGGCACGCTGACCGACGCCGGGTACATCCGACCTACCGGCGATAGCTGGAACCGCTACTTTGACGGTACGCTTGAGGATATTCCCGATGAGTACCGTGTCACCGGAAGCGGCGAGGAATTGGAGCAGCCAAGCACGATCACTGTGCTGGTGGTTGAGCCGGACAAGAAGCCCTATGTGAAAGAAATCCCTTCCAGCCTTGAGTCCTTACAGCATGAGGTTGGCGGGGACATTGAGGCGGTCTATCCCTTTGAAGAGCCGGTTGCTATTGTCTGCAACGGAGAAGGCAAGATGAACGGTTTGCCTCTCAACCGCGCTCTGCGGGATGACAACGGTGAAATCTATGATATTGTTGCCGGTACCTTCCTTGTCACAGGGCTGACGGATGACAGCTTCGGCTCGCTTTCGCCGGATCTGTTGCGACAGTTTGTGACGGAGTTCAAAATGCCGGAGCAGTTTGCCAAAATCGGAGACAGGATTGTTGCTATCCAGATGATTTCCGAAGAACAGCAGAAACAGACAGATCTTGAAGAGAAAAGCTCCATTGTCAATGAAAACACCTCCGGCATGGCGGTGGATGGTCATATCGGCACATGGCACACGATTGACCATAAAGAGATCGACGGTCACACCTTCTGGCTGATGGAGCACGACACCTTTGGGGACGATGCCTCCTGTATCATTGTCGATGAGCGCGGCGAGCTGGTGCTGTCCCATATCTATGACGGCTTCGATGAAACCGCAGTCAATCTGCTCCGTCAGGAGGTCATGCCGGTCGAGAAGATGCCGGATGACAGCATCAGCATCGAGGATATGAAGCAGTACGGCTACAAATGGGGCGGTATGCTGCCCATGCGGGAGGATGCTGCGGCTGAGGTCATGAAGTCGTGCCAGATTTACCGGCTGTACGGCGACGATACCGAGGGGCTGGTTCTGGACGCTAACGAGATCAAGGAACACGCCGCCAAAGGCGGTATCTTCGGTGTGGAGAAAGCGGATTGGGTGGCCGAGCTGGAAAAGCAAAATCCACTCAAAGCCGCTGAAATGTCGCTTGAGGATGACTACGGCATGATTGACGGAATCATCAACAACGGCCCGAAGGAAGACAAAACGAGCGAGAAGGGCGGTAAAGTCTCTATCATGGATCGGCTGAAATCCGCCAAAACCGCCCAGCAGACGGATAAGCCTTCTCCCCACAAGGAGAAGAAAAGCGAGCGTGAGTTATGAGCCGGAGCAAGAAATGGAAGCTCGAATGGAGCTTCTTTTTAGGCAGCGACGGTCGGCGCAAATACAATGACCTGTGCCGCCGCTGCATTCATCCTTGCAAGCAGAGCTTCCGCGCCGTTATCATCGCCTGTCCGCATTACTTTTCCAAGCGCTCAGGACAAAGCCAAAATCTGTCGGGATAAAGGTCGAAAATCGCTGATTTCCTGCCCTCTGAGCAGAGATGAAGCGTAGCCCCGTATGTTTTCCTGTCTAAGCTCCAAACGCCTGAAATGTCAGAATAAAGGTTGATTTTCTATCAAAAGCGAAGAGCCTCGGTCGATGTCCTTGCGGGTGTCGGCTGAGGCTCTTTTTTTGTGATTCTTTCATGAATTTCGTCCGCACTATGCCGCTAATACATTGAGAGTGGATTAGCGTTTCTGTATAACTGTGCCGCTTGTCCATATAATTACTATGAACGATATAGAAAAGGGCATGGTAGTTGTCATGATAGATAAACGAATAGGCAAGCGGATCAAGCAGTGCCGCGAACGCCTCGGTCTTACGCAGGAAGAGTTTGCCGAAAAGACCGGATTCACTGCAAACTATATTTCAACCTTAGAACGGGGCGCATCTTTTCCCCGTTGTGAAAATTTGATATTGTTGCTTAACGCTCTTGAGGTATCTGCGGATGCCATCTTCTGTGATGTACTCGACCACACGACAGAGTATAAGGCAACACAGCTCTCGAATGAATTGGGCACCCTTTCGGTTGATGCTCAAAATCGCATTCTCCAAATAGTTGAACTCCTGATCCGTCAAGAAAAAGAGAATGAAAAATAACATTCGCCATTGAACTGCGCTTATTCGGCGCAGTTTTTTCTTTTACCGCGTATTTCGACTGACTTCTGCATCTCTTCATGCTATACTGTGGATAAACGAATGAGAATAGCGCTAAAACACATAGTTGGAGAGATGAGATATGAAGACAAAGAAATGTGCATTTACCGGCCACAGACCCCAGAGCCTCCCGTTCGGATTCAATGAGGCAGACGAAAGATGTATTGCACTCAAGCAGAAGCTCAGAGATGAAATAATCAGGCAGATTGAAGAGAATGGCGTTACGCACTTTATCACCGGTATGGCAATCGGCGTTGATATGTTTGCGGCTGAGATCGTCCTTGGCTTGAAATCGGCTTATAATGGCATTACGCTTGAGTGTGCCATCCCTTGCGAAACACAAGCTGAGAAATGGAGCGAGGCTCTCAGGGATCGGTACTTTGATATAGCCTCCAAATGCGACAAAGAAACGCTTTTGCAGCAGCGTTATACGCCGGATTGTATGCACAAGCGCAATCGTTATATGGTGGACCAGGCTGATTACATTATTGCAGTATGGAACGGCAAACCGAGTGGCACAGGGAAAACCGTACAGTATGCGCAACAGCAGGGTAAGCCGGTGCGTGTCATCAATCCCATAACGCTTGTGGTAGAAAACATATAATCTGGTAATTAGCCAGCAATGAATTGAATAAGCCGCGGTTCCCATTGTGGGGACTGCGGCTTATTCTTTATTCTGAGATCAATTTTTCCCTATAAGGGATGTCGAAAAGAATCCGGTGGTAGTCGAGAAGGCGATGTTTATTAAACAGCTTTTCGGCAAGCCGAACCACTGGATGATTAAGAATCTCATCTGCAATTCCGTTTTCATTGATGAACCTAGCCCATTCAAAAGTGTCTTGAACAGCTTCGGACTCAATTACTACGGGGACGATGGTTTCTGTTAGCCGCATGGCAGGATCATTTTTGTATCGCTTACCTATCCCGCTCGGCTCACAGTTTTCATATTCATCAACATCACTGGACAGTATGGAATCAATCTTCATAAAATCATCAGGGACATCTCGTGTTAAGGTAAGCGCAATATCGCCCTTCCCGTCAGGTACGGTAATGTATTCGGCTATTTCAAGCTCGTAAGGCATCCCACCGATTTCCGCTGTCAGAGTAAACATCTGGCACAAATAAGCAGAGGTTTCATCCACCTTGTCCTCATTCATGAAACACAGCGGATTGTATTCTACGCATTCCCATTTGACTTTTCCCAATTCGGTAAGCTTGGCAATACTCTCTAATGTTTTCTTTTCCTCTTCACGCCATAATTCATCCATCATAATTTTACACCTCCGCTTATTTTCGTTTGAACTCCAAGACCACATCGCCACTGTCGGTGATCCTCATCTGCATCGTTTTCACATATTGAGAAATGAATTGCTGTTTTTCTGCTGAACTCATTTCAATCCGTGTTGTGTGTATTGCTTCATCAAACATCTCAAATATGTTGAGTCTGACGGCATTGTCGATGTACCGATACATCACCTTAAAGAGTGCGCCTTGCTTGATGTCTTCGGTATTCCCTGAATAGAAGTCATCTATGTAGCAGTAGAATATTCCGGCATCTGAAAGTGCATTTTTCAAGTCTGGCCCGCAGCTCTCCCGTTCGATCATGACAAGAAAACGGGCATCTTGCAGAGACGAAATCAGCCCCCAGTAGTCCGAGTCGCTTGACACAAGGATGAAGGAATCCACATTGTTTTTATAGTGTTCCTGACAGGTTCTTGAAATGAGCATCACATCAACAAGGGATTTATTTTGCTTCACTCGTTCGATCATCATGTGCTCAACAGGGATTGCGGTGAAGCTCTCCAAAATGCGCCACGCAGATGCAGCATGAACATCATCAAACAAGATGATTGAAGAAATCTTCTTCGTATATTGACGGTCAAGATTCCTCAGCGTTGCACAAAGTTTGTATGGGTCTGAATTTTCGCAATCTACCACGATGACAACTTTCTCGCTGCTTTCTATAAACTCATAGATGCTTCCCTTAACATAGCTCCCTGCGTCTGATACCTTGCTATATTCTGTGAAATAGTCATTATTCCATTGGTAGAGCAAGGTGACAAATTTCTTGTCGTTATAGAGAATGTTCCCTTCTTCTTTAGGAGTCCAGTTGATGTAAACCTGATACGGATAGAAAAGCAAATGCGAGTAGTAAATATCCGCAGCGGCCTTTGTCCCATCCTCTGTTAGACCATTGGGCATCACAAAAAGATTTTTTACATATTGCCAATTTAGCCAAAGAGGAAATAGCTTTTTGCAGTTGTTAATTCTATCAGCTATCAACTTGTTGATCTCAATAACATGATGGCAAAGTTTTTTGCTGCTCTTTCGGACAAAATTGACTCCATCAGCACTGAGCTGTGTCATGCTGTCTGGCGGAATATACTCAGGGAGATTGTAAATTGAAGTATAGTCAAACCGCATCTTTTCATTGATGTGTTTGAAATTCCGCTCTATGGCCGTTCGGATAATGCAAAGGTGGCGGATTATCCGAGCCGCCTTGTCCTGTTCAAGCCGTTCATAAACTTCCATTTTAGGCGGCTCGTGCTCATTCTCAAAAATCCGCTTTGGCACACCAATCAAATAGGCAATCTTAGAAACAATCTCATAGGTGCTGTCTTTATACCTGATTATATCTGCTTCGGGCACTTGATTATTGACGATTCCAGTATCGCTGCCATCTGCAATCGTGATAAAGCGCTCATCTTCATCCAGCTCTGCTGTTTCGCGGACATCCATATTATGTTCCTTTCGAGGCATAGCGTTGATAACGAACAGTAGACGATGAATGGTCACACAGTCATTACATTATCTGTCCACATTTCACATTGGCTCATCACGGTCTGAACTGCGTCATCCATGCCCTCTGGCGGGTATTTGTGTTTTTTGAGAAGACGCTTGACCAACCGGCGCATACCGGCTCTGGCGCTTTCCTTCTTCTGCCAGTCTATTGTCCGGTTCTTACGGAGCAGATCGGTCAGCTCTTTTGTAATTGCAATCAGTTCGTCATGTTCGTAGAAGTCTTTGATGGCTTGGGGCTTGGTCAGAGCATCGTAGAATGCAAGCTCGTCGGCGGTCAATCCCAGCTTTTCGCCCTCTGCATTTGCATCGGCAATTTCTTTGGCAAGCTTCAAAAGCTCCTGAATGACTTCCTCATTGGTCAGCATCCCATTCAGGTATCGGTTCATTGCACCCTGAATAAGTTCAGAAAACTTCTCTGATTTGACAATATTGGTTCGCCGGTAAACCGAGACTTGTTCGGCAATCAGCTTTTTCAAGAGTTCAACAGCAAGGTTTTTCTCCTTCATGTTGGCAATCTCTTCAAGGAACTTCGGATCGAACAGCGAAAACTCCGCCTTCACATCCGAGAAAAGGTTGATTACGCCCTCGCTCTTGATACTGTGTTTCAGCAGCTCATTGATCCGCTCGTTTACTTCCGGCAGCGTAAACTTCTTACCCGTACCACCGGACAGAAGCCGGACAATCATCGTTCGGACAGATTCAAAGAATGCCGCTTCAAAGCGTGTCTTTTCATCTACCAAGCTACCGCACAGCGAAAGTGCCTGTTTGAGAAGCAACGCCTCCTTGATGTAGATGTTTTGCGTCTTCTCCTTGTCGGGAAGGTCTTGCTCTGCAACGCTCTTGCCGAGGATGTAGTTTACACCTCCGGTAATCGCCTTCGCCTTATCAAGGTCAGTTCCAGTCATGAACTTATCGTAGTTATAACCGTAGAATAGGTCACGGCACACGGACAGTTTCTCAAGGAATTTCGGATATGCAGCCTTGCTGACATCCGTGTCACCGTAGTTCTTCTTGTCCCGCGCTGTGTAGTCATTCATGGCCTGTTTCAGCGCAGCAGCGATGCCCACATAGTCAACAACCAAGCCGCCTTCCTTGTCCTTGAAAACGCGGTTGACACGAGCGATAGCCTGCATGAGGTTGTGACCGGCCATCGGCTTATAGACATACATTGTGGCAAGGGAAGGAACATCAAAGCCGGTCAACCACATATCCACAACGATAGCGATTTTAAGCGGCGAGTCGTTGTCTTTGAACTTTCTCGCCATATCTTCTTTGTGAGCCTTATTGCCGATCACTTCACGCCACTCTTCGGGGTCGTTGTTGCCCTGCGTCATGACAACTGCGACCTTTTCCGTCCAAGCAGGACGCAGTTCCAAAATCCGCTTGTATATCTTCATGGCGATGGGGCGGGAGTAGGCAACAATCATCGCCTTTCCGGTCAGAATATTGGCGCGATAGTTTTCATAATGGTCGAGAATATCGTCTACCAGAGAACGGATCGTCTGGTCGGCCCCCAAAATTGCCTCCATCTGGCCAAGTTCTTTTTTGCTCTTTTCGATAACATAAGGATCGGCATTCTCTGCCATCAGGTCATACTCATCGTCAATAAGATGCAGCGTCTTTTCATCAAGCTTGAGATGGATGACGCGGCTTTCATAGTAAACCGGTCTGGTCGCTCCATCCTCAACTGCCTGAGTCATATCGTAAATGTCGATATAATCACCGAACACCTCACGGGTGCTGCGGTCTTTAGAAGAGATAGGTGTGCCAGTAAAGCCAATGTATGTAGCGTTCGGGAGCGTATCACGGATGATGCGGGCAGTACCGATGATGGTCTTGGCCTCAACCTCGCCGTCTTCCTTCTGGCGCACTACAACTTTCTCTGTCAATCCGTATTGACTGCGGTGCGCCTCATCCGCCATGACGATGATATTCCGACGCTCAGAAAGAGGCTCACCGCTTTCCTCAAACTTCTGCATGGTAGTGAAGATGATGCCGTTAGCCTGACGGTTTGCAAGCAGCTCTTTCAAGTGGGTTCGGCTTTGAGCGTGTTGCGGTGTTTGGCGTAAGAAATCCTTGCAGCGGGCAAACTGGCCGTAGAGCTGGTCATCCAAGTCGTTTCGGTCTGTGATCACAACGATTGTCGGGCTTTCCAATGCCTCTTGCAGATAGTGGGCATAGAACACCATAGACAGCGATTTCCCGCTGCCCTGCGTGTGCCAGAACACACCGCCTTTGCCATCTGTGACGGTTGCCTTTTGAGTGGAAGCAATCGCCTTCTTGACGGCAAAATACTGATGGTAGGCGGCAAGCACTTTGAATGTTTTCTCACCGTCCACATTGAAACAGATAAAGTTTTTCAAGATGTCGAGGAATCGGTTCTTCTCAAACAATCCCTCAAAGAAGGTGTCAAAGGCTGCGTACTGTGTGTTCTCGTAGCTGCCGTCCGTTGTTTTCCACTCCATGAAGCGGTCTTCACCGGAGGTGATGGTTCCGGCCTTTGAGGTAGTCATATCGCTCATGACGCAGACCTCATTGTAAATAAACATGGAGGGGATCTCGTACATATAATTGCGGAGCTGGCGATATGCGTCGGAAGCATCTGTCTCTTCGCGGGAGGGAGATTTCAGCTCCACTACGACAAGGGGCAGACCATTGATGAAGAGAATGACATCCGGGCGTTTTTCGGAATTTTCGATGAAAGTCCACTGGTTGGCAACGGTAAAGTCGTTATTGGCAGGATTTTTGAAATCAACAAGGTAGACGAGGGTGGAGCGTTCCTCGCCATTTACAAAGTATTTTACAGAGATACCGTTTTGCAGATAGTCGGTAAAGGTCATGTTCTTTTGCAACAGCGAGCCGGACTCAAAGTTCTTGAGCTTGTAAATGGCCTCATTGATAGCATCCAGAGGCAAGCCCTTATTGATGCGCTGCAAGGCGGGCAACAGGACATCCTCGTAGAGCGGAGAGTGATAATCACGCTCCACATCCGGTCCGTAGACATAGGTGTAGCCAAGCCCTTCATTAAGTAATTGGAGAACTGCATTCTCGTAATTTGATTCGGTATAATATCCTGCCATTTCCGTTGCTCCTTTGTTCGATCTGCTGTGTTATCATCTAACCCTTTCTGCAATCGTGTCAAGCTGTCCTGCGATCACAGCGAACTCACAGTTCATATCAAGCGTTTTTACGCTGATCTGATTGCCGCTCATCTGGTAATCTCCATCCGGCTGAACGGCATCATCTGTCTTGGCGTATAGAAGCATCCCCGCTACCGTTTCTCCGGGCGCTGCATCCCAGTTCTTGACATAGGTGAAAATCTGATACAAATTCCCTGAGTGGAGCGTTTGCGTCATATAGGGTGCTTTCATCTGCATATTGTGCGTGTAGAACTTTGCGTCGATTATAAGCGTCTTCCCAACTTTCTTGTTTGAAAGCACGATGTCGGACTGCATGGTAGGCAGAAGCGTTCTGTACCCATCTGACACTTGCCAAGCGATTTGCGGGGAATACGCACGGATGTCCGGGTGCTCCCGCTGATAATAGCCCAGTATGAATTTCTCATACAGCTTTGCCATTGTCATGTCATCCGCATAATCCATAACACGGATAGATCCGTCTGCGGTCGTTTGCAGCAGTCCTTTCAGAACAAACCGGCATATTTCAATTATCATCCGGTAGGTCTGATTATTGCGGTCATATTGGATGTTCCAGTTGATGTTATGAGCGTCCAAAGTATCTACGGCATCGAAGAAGACAAGCAGCTTATGGATTTCTTTCTTCCTCGCCTTGGCAATATCTGCACGGAGCAGGAGAGCCATTGTCGTTTTGATAATGCGATTTGTATAGGCATTAACCGAAAACTCATCATAGGCGCAGACGAGCTGTTTTTTACGAAGGACTTGGGTTTTGATGGATTCTCCAATTTCAAGCTTGCCTCTTGGGGAAGCCAGCGGCTCTTCCTTTGTTATGTACTGTCTACATAAGCCCCGCTTAATCTGAACAGACACGCCTTTGCATAGGATAGCAGCCAGCAACTCTGCGGTGTTTCGGAAATCCTCAGCGGCAACATCCTTATAGCCTTGCTCGTGCAACACTTGGAACGCATAGGCCAGCATATAGTAGATGTTGCGAATGGGAATCATTTGACCACCTCACGAAGAGTACGGCTCCAATCCTTGACTTTTGCGGCTTCATCAAACCAGTATTCTTTGAGCAGCGGGATCAGCTCAAACTCTACCACGGACTTCATCCAATCGTCTGTGACTGTGGCGTTCGTACAGAAATAACTATGGCCGATGCAGAAACCTTCGCCCAGCGAATCATCATTCGCTATCACATCATTAAGCTGCTCCACTGTGGCAATTAGGCGGTCGAACTTCGGGTTGTTGATCTTCGCCCTATATGCCCTGAAACCAGACGAGTTAAATGCCGGTGTCATCTCAAAGAACGCAAAACGGCGGCGCAGTGCATAGTCCAGCATGGCAAGACTACGGTCTGCGGTATTCATCATGCCGATGATGTAAACATTGCTTGGAATAGAGAACTGCTCGTCCGCGTAGAGAAGCTGTAACTCAACTCCGCGCTTATCGCTTTCAATGAGCATGAACAGCTCGCCAAAAATCTTGCTCAAGTTGCCTCGGTTGATCTCGTCAATGATGAAGAAATAGGGACGGTCATCTTCTGCGGCCTTGCGGCAGAACTCATAGAAAACGCCTTTCTTCAACTCGAAGCCTGTTTCCGTGGGGCGGAAGCCCATGATAAAGTCTTCGTAGCTGTAACTCTGATGGAATTGCACCATCTTGACGCGGTTCGTGTCTTTCTCGCCCATGATAGAATAGGCAAGCCTCTTTGCCGCAAAGGTTTTTCCGACGCCAGGTGCGCCTTGGAGGATCACATTCTTTTTCGTCAGCAAGAGAGCCTTGAGGATGTTGTAGCGGTCTTCTTCCATAAACACATCATGCAGGAAATCGTCTGCGGTATATGGATCGTATGTCCGTTCCTCTTCATCCTCATCTTGGATAGCGGCATCCGTGCTTTCTCCATCAAAAAGGCTTTGCGTCTTCTTCACAAAATCGGTATAAGGCGTTACATCGGTCAGGGTTTTCATCGCCAACTGCTCAGGATGTTCCCACAAACCTTTGTCAGTCCATCGGACGGTGCGTGTGTTGCGGTAGTGCTCGCGGGTGGGATCATATACATACTCGCCCTCAACAACACCTCTGCCAATGATTTCTTTTCTTCCTTTTTTGACAAAGATGATGTCGCCGGGTTTGATGTCATTTGCAAATTGCCATGTGGCGTGAACTTGATTTTTATACGAGCTTGTCCCGCCGTAGACTTCCCGCATCTTAGCTCGCATTTCTTCCTTTGAGCTATACTGCATGAGATCGCCCATGTCATCCCAGCCGATAGCCATAATACCCTCAGCATAATCGTTCTCCCAGTTGACGGAGCTATCGCCAGCAGCATACAGCCAATACCGGACGGCTGTGTCATCGACCGTGAGGGCAGTATCAGAGGATTCCTTCGGGATGATGCCCTCAAACATCTTCTCGCTGAAATCCATATCAATATTGTTGTCCTTGACTACCTTTGTGCAGCCTCGGCGGATGCTGTTCGACTTGTTTCCGGTCTGCTCATAGTAATAGGTTATGTTGTCATGGGTGGCCTTTAAGGCATTGACCATGCGATCCTTGCCATAGTCCTGTCCGATATGGACGATGAAGTAAATCGTTGTTTCTGTATTGCCCCGGCGGGTGTACCTTATTCCCTCCATCATGGATGCAAACAGCATGACCATGAGCTTATGGGATGTTTCCCCGAAGAACGGAACTTCTTTGCACATGGCCGCAACAGCGTCATCGGAAGAAATCTCCCCATCATAAGCCAGCTTCGCATACTTGTAGACGGTCACTTCGCAATCATACTCAGGCCCCACATAGTTCCTTACTCCGCCCTTTGCATCCAGGAACTCTTTGAGCATCTTGAGATCATTGAAATAACCGGCTGTGCGTTCCTCAGCGCGTTCCGACATCACATCATGTTTCAGATATTCGAGTATATCCTGCTTTGCCGCTGCCATCGACTCGTCGCTCTCAAAACACTTCCAGAAGGAGAGGGCAATGGTATTCTGATACAGGTAGAAGGCATCAGAAACATGGGTGCTGAGGCTGCTTTCTGCCCAGTCAGGGTGTTTCTCGCGCAGATAATCCTTATAGTCTCTTCTGGCGCGACTGATTGTTTCTTGTATATCCATTGCACATACCTCCCATTTTCAAATCATATTATACCGCGTTTTGGCAGTAGGTGGTCGCTTGTTTGGCGACAAGGGCGATAAACGATAATTTAGCGGCTTAAAGCTGGATAGCAGAGACATCAATTTTGCCCGACATTATCTTTGGA